CATGGCGGTATCGGGACAAGGATTTCTGGTTTACGCCATGCGTATGAACTCAAGGACATACCCGTTGGCGTGATCAGGTCTCAAGTGAATCTACGATCATCTGATCAGGATTTTGCTGACTTGATAGCCGCCATACGAGCGTCCGAAATCCAGCGTCCGAAATTGATCATCATTGATACCTTAGCCCGCGCCTTTGGCGGCGGCAACGAGAACGCGTCCGAGGACATGGGCAGTTTCATTAGCAATTGTGGACGCCTGCAAGAGGCCACGGGCGCAGCGCTCTTGGTTGTCCACCATAGTGGCAAGGATGCCTCATTAGGTCTACGCGGTCACTCCAGTTTTTTAGGTGCTGTGGATACGCAGATTGAGATTACCCGCCATACCGATCAAATGTCGGGCACGCTCAAAGTGACGAAGCAAAAGGATGGCAAGGACGGTGTGGAGATTCATTTCTCCATGGAAACGGTGAACTTTGATCAGCAGGAAACGAACGAAACGCACGAAACGCCAGCCGCCAAGCTAAACCTGGGGTTTGAGGATGACTCGGCCAATACGCTTGTAGTCAAACCATTCGAGGGTGAATTACCCGATGGCGTTGGCTTTAGACCGCCACAAAACGCAAAGCCAAACGCAGGACGCGGTAAGCATCAGTCGATGGGTAGGGAAGCGTTACGCCATATCGTGAAGACGGAAGGGCAATACCAGATCGTTCAAGGTGAACGCCATCGCGTTGTGACGTTAGAGCGTTGGCGTGATGAGGTGTACGCCAGGCTAGGAAACGATGTGGAGGATAGTGATCGGAGGAAGCGTTGGAAGGAAGTGAAGGACAAGTTAGTTGAGCTTGAGTTTGCCGCCATAAGAAACGATTTGGTGTGGATCAAGCCGATTAATCAGGAAGGATTTTGATGTTAAGCGTCCGAATGTCCGAAAGTGATGTTTTGGCGTCCGAATTAGGGTGTCCTAAAGTTGATGTTTTGTCCTTTAAGCGTCCGAAAACGCGTACGAAGTTGTCCGAAAGCGTTGTAGAACAAGAAGTGAACGCGTCCGAAATGTGTGTGTGTCTGAAAGACACACATTCGGACGCTTCAATGTTTCGGACGCTTGATGTTTGATGTGTGATTTGTAGAGAAAGGATTTGGGTTATGGCGGCAAAAGATAAGCGCGGGAAGGTTAGAGATGGTTTGTATGGCGGATCAGAGGATCGGTTAAAGAATCCTTTTGAAGAGGATGACCAGATCGTGTTGGCGATGAATAGTGTGGCGGTCAGTGTGATGAAGAGGAAGCGTGAGGCGGATAAGGTTTGGGGTTTGGATCGTTTGGCGGAACTCGTGAGCGAGGAAACGCGGTTAAGGTTTTGGAAGCAGCTATGGCGGTGTAGGGATGCGCGGAAAGCGAGAGACGTTGAGGCGTATAGGTTGGCTTGTGGCGGGATGATGCGGGCGTTTGACGTGTTAGAGGCAGAAGCTAAAGCGATGAACGCTCAACCGTTGGCGGTAAGCGTTATGGAGGGTCAACGGGATGACGGGAGCGTGTTTGCGATTTGCGCTGATCCGGCAACTGTCCACGCCTACGCGGCAATGAGACCTGAGTGCGACTGCTGGACGATGGACGAGGTGGCGGTTATCTTGCAGCAGGAATTTTTCACGCAGGCGGTAAGCATCAAACGGGCAATGCCTGGCGCTGAGGTGTTGACGCTCATGGCGGAAGAAGATATTGGTCCGGTGTACAAGGGAAGTAGTGAGCAGGCTTACGCGTTGAGCAAAAGCGCGTTAGAGGCGATGGAACAAGCGAAAGGTAAGTGAGTGAACATGGAAGCAGAAAATCGAACTGAGGGCGATCTGACGCGTTTGAGCGGTACTGGTGAGGCGGAAAGCGAAGAAGGCGCGGTGCGCGAAGCGCGTGGCGCGGGATTGAGCAACGCGAAGCGTAGAGAGTTAAGGTCGATCGTGAATCGTGCGGTGCATAAGTTTCCAGGCGGCGAAGAGGGACTGTTTGAACAGATTGGGAGCGGCGTGAAAGTGTCCGAGTTAATAGGCGCTCTTGGCGTAAGCGAGGGCGCTTTTTATTCGTGGGCGGAAACGACTCCAGAGCGCAGCGAAGAATTTACGCGTGCACGCGCGAGGGCGGCACACGTTTTGGCGGAGCAAGGGCTGGCGATTGTCGATGGCGCTGACGCGGTTACGGCGAACCTGGCGAACGTCAGAGCGCGTTACCGGCAATGGCTCGCTGGCAAGTGGAACCAGCAAGCCTATGGAGAGAACAAGACGCAGGTGAACGTTCAGGTGAACATCACTGACGCGCATCTGATGGCGAATCGATACCGCGAAACCGTCAACGCCGTAAACGTCGATGACAACACTATTGATGTTGCGCCGCACAACGGGTAAATCGTTGCGCTGACGCAACGCGTGTCGCGTTTCCGCCACGTCGCGTTCGCGCAACACCCCCCCCGGTAGCATTTCGAGGGGGCGGCGTAGGCGCGCCACTCCACACGCGCCCACTCATGCTTCGCATAACGGGCATCGCGTGCCTTGCCTCGCATAACGCGCCATGCCTAGCTACCCCCCCCATTACCGCTTATCCGTTCGTCGGCTACCCAAAAAATTTTTGCGTAAACGTCCCCCATGACTGTAAACGCGGTGTACATTTACACCACTGACACAAACACAGGAAACGAGATGAAGTCCACAACAGCAACATTGATCATTGGCGGCGCAATGTTCGGCGCTTTGTACGCAACGATGATTTGGATGGCGTTATGAACTACGGTTATTTGCGCGTATCGACTGACGAGCAAGCCAATGGCACAAGCCTTGACACGCAACGCAGGGAAGTGACCGGCAACGCGTTAACGCATGGCTTGACGGTTGATCGGTTTATTGAGGATGCTGGCGTTTCGGGGCATTTGAATTTTCTTGATCGATTGGCGGCAAACGGTGTGACGCCACAACCTGGTGATGTGATCATTGTGGCGAAACTGGATCGGTTTAGCCGCAACTCGATGGATACGCTGAACACCGTTCACGCGTTCAAGGAGCGCGGCATTCGATTGATCATCAATGGGCATGGCGATGTAACGGATGAGAAGAACATTTATGGGCAGTTGATGCTTGAGATCATGGCGGCATTTGCGACGCACGAAAGGCGAGTGATTAAGGATCGCCAGCGCGTAGGCCAGGCGGCAAAGCGTCAGGCCGGCGGGCACGTTGGGGGATTGCCGCCTTTTGGGTTTCGCGTTGTAGGTGCTGGCAAGGCAGCGACCCTTGAGCCTGTTGCCGAGCAGCAAGCCGCCATTGCAACGATTAAGGCTTTGAAGGGAGCCATGTCGCTGCGTCAGATTGCCGGTGAAGTGATGAAATTGCATGGCGTGACGATTACGCACGCTGGCGTTGCAAAGGTGCTTGGACGTGAATGAAGAGTTAAAGAATCATGAGTTGGTGAAGTTGTTTGCGCGTGCCTTGGACCGGTACGCGAACAACGCACCGTTGTTTGTGCGTGAAGTGATTGGCGTTGAGCCTGATATTTGGCAGATTGAGTTTTTGCAAGCTATTTCGGATGGCGAGCGAAAGATCAGCGTAAGGTCAGGTCACGGTGTGGGTAAATCGACTGCTGCGTCCTGGGCGATGATTTGGTTTGTGCTTTGCCGTTATCCGGTGAAAGTGGTGGTGACTGCGCCAACGACAAGCCAGTTGTATGACGCACTGTTTGCTGAGTTGAAGCGTTGGGTTAAGGAATTGCCTGATGTGTGGCGGCAGTTGCTTGATCCGAAAACGGATCGGATTGAGTTGAAGTCATCGCCCACGGAAGCGTTTATCTCCGCCCGTACGTCGCGTGCCGAGCAACCTGAAGCATTGCAAGGGGTGCATTCGGACCATGTGATGCTTGTGGCGGATGAGGCATCGGGTATCCCTGAGTCCGTGTTCGAGGCGGCGGCGGGTTCCATGTCAGGGCATAACGCTGTGACGATTTTGTTGGGTAACCCAACGAAGTCCAGCGGGTTTTTCTTTGACACGCATAACCGATTAA